CTGGGAATACTTGTATTTGACATTCCGGCTGCCGCACCAATAATCGCGGGGGCAATGTATGCCCACCCGCAATCAAAGCTATTATATTTCCCTGCGTCAACCTTTGCAATGGTGTTAAATCCCTCGTTTTCCATTCTCGCGCTAATAGTTCTATTAAAAGAACCGTTTACTACATAGATAGGCAAGCCACCTGTTTCAAAAGACGGTTTAATGAATACGTTATTGTTAAGCTCGTTAGTGCCGCCGGACAATCTAATGCAAATTGTTTTACCAGCAACAGCCGAGTAGTCGCTATCAATTTGAAAATTGCCATTGAAAAACAAGTTGTCGTTTACCCAAGCGCTGCCATCTGCGAGTAAGTCTAAACCAATCACGTTGTTATACAAACCGAACAGCGTTACAACGTTAAATACACACCCTCCAACCGTCTGTAGCAATCTAACACCAACGCCGCAATCATAAGCGCTTGCCCTAATAGTAGAGCGCGAGATATTTTTCAGTAAAACGCCAACCATGTTGATGTCATTAAACACCCAATCATTGCCAGCGTTACTAATAGGATACCCACCAAACGCCGTTGTGCTAATAACGTTGCAGGTGATGGATGCACCAACGGTTTCTTCATTATCGTTGCCGATAACAACTACGGGCTTATTAATGAAAGCGCCCTTAATTGTACCACAGATATCAACAAGCGGAATGGCCGTTGTGTCAATGCTAATAGTGTCGCTCACCAAGTACGTCTTAGCGCGGGACGCAATGCCCTTATTTGCTGCCTGTGCGGCGCTAATAGCGGCTTTAATTGCCACGGTGTCATCAGTAACGCCGTCACCAACAGCGCCGTATTCCTCAAAATACACGTACCCAACGCTCTTTTTCAGGGCATCAACCTTATTAGCGTATTCTGCCACTTGCGCGTTATAATTGCCCGTATTAACCCAATACTCGCCGTTTTCAATATCCACACCGGCAGGCACAGGGATTTTACTTGTATAGCTATTGCCTAAGTGCGTTACAATAGTCATAGCTTCATAGCTACGAACATTATCCCATTCAACAGGGGATGCGAACTTAGGAACATATCGTGCGCCAATATACTGTCTTGTACCCATTTTCATTCTCCTTTAATAAGATAAAACTAAGTGACCATACTCGGGCTGCTCATCTACATCCACGTCTAACCCCGTAGTGTTAAACTGAATACTATCCCAATTACTCGGAATATAGTATACAATATAACCAGCATCGCTAATTTCCACGAAAATCATCGTAGCGAGATATTCCTTAATAATCTGCTCGGCGTAACTCGTGTTAAAATTGGCAATCCACTTCTGCACGGTTTCTATGTCGCTCTGCAACTCATCAAGTTCTGCGCCAAACACCTTATCCTGTTCAATCAGCTTATTGATATAATCAACAACTTTGCACAGAATTTCATAATAGCTAAGACTTTCGTCATACACCAACGGTAAAACTTTTTGACACCAAAATCTAAACGCAGTCATCACCAGTCTCCTTTCTTTCCACGATAATCTCTTACCACGAAAGCACTCGCGCCGAATTTCTCTTCTCCAATGCAAACGTGGTAGCCATGCGTGTAATGGTTAATACCGCCAATCACGCCATGTTTCTGGCAAATTGCTTTCCACATTGTTTCCATATTCTTATGCTGTGTCAGATTATGGTCAACATGGAAATCACACGCCAGTCCATCAAGGTGTAAGCTGTTCGGGCTTCCTCCAATCTTTTTATTGTACTTCTCTTCTCGATACCAGCTTCCAACATTGATAGGTTTCCCGCATCTATCTCTCAATTCCTGCATCATATCCAGAAACAGGAACAATCTTTCATTGACAACGAGCTTAATCGCATTATCCGTTTTCGTATTGCAAAGCTCTTTTAGCTTGAAATTCTTTCGGATTTGCGTCTCGCCGTCAATAAACCTTGTAATCTGCTGCTTGAACAAATCAAACGTTACGGTATAAACCATCAGCAGTTACCTCTTACCACAGATTCATGAACAGGTCAGCGAGGGAATCAATGACTTCCATATCAATGTTCAGCATGGTCTTACGATACTCTTCCAGTAACTTAGAATAGCTCGTTCCACTCTGCTTACCCTTGACGTGCTCAATGAAGTCCTCGGTGCTGTTCACGGTATTGGTTGTGTTGGTGGTAGTCTCATTGTTTACGTTGTTCTTTGTGTTAAGGGTTCTGGTATTGTTTGTCGTAACGTCGCTCTGATTGTTGACCTGAGTATCATCAATCTCCGCATTGGTAAGGTATGTGCCATTCTCGACGTTGGTAAGAGCGCCCTGCGGGGTATCGCTGAACTTATTCTTTCTGGTCGCCGTGTTATCATCCGTCTGCGAACTCGTACCGGCGTCGGTGACTGTTCCGGTATTCGCACTCTCGCCCGTATTCGTAGCCGAACCAACGAGCTTACCGGTCTCGTCTTTCTGATTCTTGTGGTCACGAGTAATGTCGAAATCATACAGAGGATTAAATTCCAGCGTCTCGCTCTTATACCTCTGATTGAAATACGGCATGATTTCATTCATTTTGGTATCGAGCTTGAGCTGCCACAGACCGTAGGTTTCCAGACCGATTTCCCTTGTATAGTAGTGCTTGAGAATCTTCTTCTCCAACACACTACGATAGCTTTCATCGAATATTGGGAAATCAAACGAGAAAATCTTTGGCGCAGCGGTTTCGATAATGTTATTCACATTACCGTAACCTTTACTCTCCGTAAGCCCCGCGAGAGATTCACAGATAAAGCGAAGTTCCGTTGTGTATTTACTCATCGACCTCTTCCTCGCTTTCCTTATTCTCTGCGTCGATTTCATCAGTATCCATAATCTGATAGTCCTGAGAATATTCGACGGAGACATTTAGCCCGAACATCTTGTTGATTTGCTCACAAGCCATCTGCCGCATTTTCAGTCGGCTATATCTACACGCGATAGTAGCGCCCTGAGCCTGAGCAGCTTCCTGCTGCACCAGTCGTTCAGCCTTATGCTGCACAGAAGAGATACCCAACCGCTCCAAGGCTTCATTCCAAATCTTAGTCCGCAACTCATAGATTCTATCAGCCGTGAACTCAGCGCCGGTAGCGAGAACCTGTAAACCGTTTGGAGAAAGATTCTTATCGCCGAAGATAACAGGGGCATTTCCGTCATACTCCTTATAGAGATTCAACATGGTTAGCCGCTGATTCTCTTCGCACTTTAACAGGATAGGAGTTTTCTGAGCGCGGGCGTTAATGTCAATCGTCCGGTCTAAATCCCACAGCCGCTGTGCGTAGTATTCCATCTCAAACATGGACGGCATACGGAGATAGTTGTTGTAAATCATGACGGAGTTGCTTTCGTCCAGATTCCATTGCGCGCCTGTGATAGCGTATGCCCGCCTACCCTTTGGGATACAATACACGTTAAACGGAGCAGACGCTGCAACGTTTAGAGCGAGATAGCCAAGAGGATTCTCGGCGGGCTGACCGTCGTAGAAGAACACCGCCTGTCCCTTAGCATATAAGGTAAGTTCGAGGAAGCGCGGGTCTACGGTATCAGGTAGATTCTTCCACTCGAACATGGAAGTTGCGAGTTCCGTAAGGCGGTTATAGTACATGAGAAAGGTTTTGTCATTGCTACAAGCGCTCTGCCAAAACTCGCGGCTATTGCGTTTTCTTGCCATTTATTCACCACCTTATGTAAGAACATAATTGTCTTGAATCAGGGTATCATACTTGCCGATTTCGTCAAGATTAACCCACCATCGAATACCGGCATTATACAGGTCGCAGATTCGGCGCTCATCATCGGCGGGAATAGAGCCGTCAATCGTGCAGTTCTGTGTCTTGCAATACGTCCAATGCTTTCGGTTATGTCTTGGAGGGACTTTCGTAGACTTATCAGCATACCCATACAGGCTGAAAAAGTTATCCAGCTTTTGGGCGTACTCTTTCGTGATTCTGAAGTTGAAAAACTGGAATGTTCCAACCTTGAAATCAATCGGAATTTGCTTCGAACCAGACACGCCCATTGTGCTATTCGGCATATTATTCGCTTTGAAGTTTTCAGAAAGCGAAGAAATAACGCCGCCGACGCCACCAATCGCGCCACCCACAACATTTCCGGCAAAAGCACTTACAGCGCCGCTGACAAGTGAACTTAGAGCGTTGCCAATCACGTTCAGTATTGACGTACCGCCGCCCAGCCCTGTTGAGGTATTAACGTTAGCGCCAAGCCCGTCAAGAACCTGAACCACACCAGACTGGGCAAGATAGCTTGTGTAGGAATCCGTCGTAAAGGATAACTGGCTATAAGAACCGCTTGTCATAGATTCTCGCCAGTTAAAGGTTACCTTTGCCTTGGATTCGGGAGGGTAATCTACGCCCTTTATCCATCCCTCTTTATAGTTCACGGGAACCATAAATACAGTTCCATTTGGTGTTGGGTCACAAATCGCTTCAAACTCGCAATTATAATTCCACGTTGACGGCGTAGTGATTCTATTCCTGAAAAACTCGTAACGATAAGTGTGGCTCTCTCCGTTAGCGTTCTGAACAAGAATCCCACGGTAAGGGTATGTAAATAGCTTTGCATTAAACGGGAAGTATGTGCCGGTGGGTGAGTCGGGGTCAGAATACGCACCGCTGTCAAACGCCACGTTTTTCAGATACATCGCGTAATTCTCTCCGAATTTATATGCGTTGTATGGGGCAATGTACACAGCGAGGATAGCGGTTGACTGGTCGCCCAGAGTTCTTGTCGCTTCCGCAATAACCGCTCTCGCGTCATTCAGGTTATCGTATGCGTTGATATACACGCCGTTGAAAATGCCTGAGACGTAAATACCGCGCTGGTCTTTCTCAATCGTAACCTTTCTATCGCCCTGTTCATCGGTAGTCACCGTTCCAACCCAAGGGGCGCAAATGAAATACCCGATTTTATCAAGCTCGTCAAACCCTGTCGGCACGGTGAAGCTATCCTGCTGCCAAATATACTCACCGAGTTCAAGATTTTCCTCGACGAGATTATCGCCAGGGTCATCCGTCTCGGAATGGCAACGCTCGATATAGCAGGGATTCGGCTTATAGTCAAACGCCCAAGTCTGCAACACGTCAATTTCATAACTAACGGTTGTGGTCACTTCGTTTACATATTCAAGGTTTGTGATAAACGCATAGAACCACTTGTTACCAAACCGCTGGTTATTGAACATCAAGTAGTTACAATCCAGCAGCAAATCCATAGGAATCTGAACACGGATTTGGTTGCGCCCATATCTCTGATAGCTCTGGTTGTTTAGCGTGAACGAATACGGAACACCGCTAATCGGGTCTGTTACCGGCTGCTTTACATAGGCATTAAAGGCTAATGCTTGGTCAGCTTTCGTTTTCTTTGACGTATCCCAATACAACGTGTTTTCATATGTCGATTCAAGCGGTACGCCTTTTAGAAACTTAACGATTGTATTGGGGGCTACTTCTGACATATCTTTTCTCCTTTCTTATAAATTAGAGGGAGGGGAGGAGGTAACCCCTCCCTCTGTGTTCGACACCCTTACTTAATCGTAATGGTGCAAACCGCGCTCTTCGTGCTATCGAACGTGGAAGTCGCGGTAATCTTAACCGTACCGGTTGCCGTTCCTGCGGGAACGGTTGCAAGGCCGTAAGCTGTCACGGTAACAGCGGCGTTATCGGAAGTGTAAACAACTTCCTGCGGCGCGAAGTTGGTGGTGGCGACGGTAGCAGTCACCTGAACCGTGCCGCCGGTAGCGCCGGTGATATTCGCGGCGGTGGGGCTGACAGTCACGCCGGTAACAGTCGGCGTGTCAGGAACGAACGTAATGGCATTGGCGAACGGAGATACGGAGAACGTTTTCCACAGGTGCAGCCAATACTGCCAGTACATACCCTCGCCAATGTACATTTCGTCGAACTGGACGAGGTTGTCGTAAACCATGAACCAGTCGAGGTCAACGAGGATAGCGGGAATCTCATCCAGAGCAGCCAGCTCGGCGGTGGAAATCTCTTCATAGTTCGGGTCGTCCTTGAACAGCTCGCCAAGGCGGGCGTTATCGAGAGAGCCGAAGCTGTCCACGAGAACCATGTGACCGGCGAACTCCGCCTTGTCCATGTTGAACGCAGAAGCGAGAACCTCTACGTTCATCTGAGCTTCGAACTTGGAGTTGACGATGAGATACTGATTGTCCTTATTGGTGTAGGAATGAACGCCAGCGACGTTGTACTTCGTGGACATAAAGGTGAGGTCATTGGAAATGCCCTTAATCGTAGAAACGATAGACTTCATGTTCGCGTCGGTAACAGCGTCAACCTGCTTGACGAACATACGACCGTCCAGAATCTTGCGGGCGACCATGTACTTCATAACGTTGAACTCATCATAGTTCGCGGCGGTGTACATAGACTCGACAATCTTCGCAATCAGGTCGGTGATACCGTCCCAAGACAGGAACGCCTGACGGAGAGAGTTGTTCTGAATGGTGTTCTTGTAGAACTTCTTGTAGTTGAGGATGTGGAACGCAGAGCGAATGTCGGGAATGACGCGCTTCGCGAACTGGCTCTCGGCGACGCTGGGGTCATACTGCTGAGCCTTAGCAAGCTCCACGAAAATCTCTTCGATGTTCTCGCCGAACTCGAGCATACCTTTCTTAAAGGAAGCCCAAGGATTGTCATAGAGCTTGGAGGTCACGATAACGCGACCGATACGGTTGACGAGGGCGTTGACGAACTCATTCTGGAGAGTGACGTTATCCATGATGATAGCGCCAATCTTGCGAATGCTGTCAGCGTCGGGGGTTGCAATGGGGACGTAGTTCTGGTAGTTCATGGAAGCGCTGTTTCGGATAGCGTTCAGCACGTCCACGCTGCTGTTGGTCAGAGTGACCAGAGCGGGCTTATTAGGCATAGCTTCATTCTCCTTTCAAATACATTATTTCGTAGAGAACAAGTCTTTGAAGCCGATAGACTTTGCTCTCTGTTCCGCTTCATCAATCGGATTCGGCGGTTCAGGTTCTGGCGGTACAATGGGCGCGGACATAAACCTTTCTCGATAATTTCTCGAAAGCTCGTCATAACGCCCCTGCAAGTTATCGAAGTCCGATTTGCTAACAACGTCGGCGGGCTGAGAGGATAACCCATCAAAAGTGTCTGCCATATCACGCAGGAAGTTGAGAGCATCTTCGGAGTTATCATCGCCCAATCGTGAATTGATTCGCGCCATGAAATCGTCTCGGTTTAACTGCGGCATCGTGTCACTCCTTTCGTTCTGAAATTATAAAGTAAAGGCAAATTTCCTTACCCTTTATACATATTATAATATGCACTTGACAAAATGTCAAGTTACATTTATAATATGATTAGATAGATTATGCCTTTAACTTTATTCCATTTGAGGTGCAATCATGGAAAGTATCATTGTAGCCGGTTTTGCTGCGTTCGCCAGTATTCTCGGTTCATATATGGCTAATCGGAAATCTTCGGCGCTGGTGGAATACCGGTTGTTGGAGTTGGAGAAAAAGGTATCCGCACTCGCAACTGACGCGAAAGAGATTTCCGCACTCCATACCAGAATTGATGTTCTGGAAGAGAGAATCAAGGTAGCCAATAATCGAATCAAGGATTTGGAAAGTGGGACGGCGAACTAAGCGTTCTGCTACCAGTAAAAGGGTGTTGGTTATCCTCGCCCTTTTCCTGTTAGCTTTCATAGTTTCCATGATTATCACGTTCTGGGTTAAAGGCGCTGTTCCTGATACTTTGATTTCCTGTGTTCTTGACGCTTCTAAGATTGAAGCTATGGCGCTCGGCGCTATCAAAATTTCTAAGGTTTGGAGAGGTGAGAAAGATGTTTGATAAAATCGTTTCTCTGTTCAATGTTTGCAGTATCATTGCTTTTGCCCTTTCTGGGGTGTTCTGCTATCTCGCCATTGTTGGCGTTATCACAGCGGAACAGTTTATGACTATATTCAGTATGGTTATCAGCTTCTACTTTGTGACGAAGCAGAAAGAAGAGAGCAAGTAATGGGCAACTACTACGACGGGACTAAGCTGCTGAGCTTGACCGACATTAACGGAAATCGCCCTGAAATTTATATGTGTACGACCAACCGTACCGGCGGTAAGACCACTTACTTTGGTAGGCTTGTTGTCAACCGCTTCATTGATAAGCGGGAGAAGTTCGGGCTGCTCTACCGTTACAACTATGAGTTGGACGATTGTGCGGAGAAGTTCTTCAAGGACATTGGTGAGCTGTTCTTCAATGGCTATACCATGACTTCCAAGAAGAGAGCCAAGGGAATCTACCATGAGCTTTACCTGAACGGTGAGCCGTGCGGTTATGCTGTGAGTATCAACAGCGCCGACCAAGTTAAGAAAAACTCTCACTTCTTCTCTGACGTCAAGCGTCTTATCTTCGACGAGTTCCAGAGTGAAAGCAACACTTATTGCCCGAACGAAATCAAGAAGTTCATTTCCGTCCACACCTCTATGGCTCGTGGACAGGGAGAGCAGAACCGCTATCTCCCTGTTTATATGCTCTCGAACCCTGTCAGCATTATTAACCCTTACTATGTTGAACTGGGTATCAGCTCTCGCCTTACGGATGAAACTCGCTTCCTGCGTGGAGACGGTTTCGTTCTGGAACAGGGATTCGTTGAGAGTGCGGCTGACGCGCAGAAGAGCAGCGGCTTCAATAAGGCATTCGCTCGGAATAGCTATGTTGCTTACTCTTCGGAGAGCGTATACCTGAATGATAACAAGGCGTTCGTTGACCGTCCGCAAGGTGTTGGGCGATACATGGCTACATTGAAGTATAACGGGCAGACGTATGGCATCCGCGAGTTTGCGGAAGCTGGCGTTATCTACTGCGACGATAGAGCGGATGAAACATTCCCGCTGAAAATCACCGTCACGACCGATGACCACGAGCTGAACTATGTCATGCTCAAGAGGAATGATTTGTTCCTGTTCAATCTGCGCTACTACTTCGAGCGTGGGTGCTTCCGCTTCAAGGATTTGCGTTGCAAGGAAGCGGTACTCAAATCGCTATCATATTAAGTATTACACCTGTAGCGCATAAAATAAAAATCGTAATCCACTCTAAAAGCCATTTTACTGGAGGGGCATCATAAAATGTAACTTCATGTAAGATGTAACAACCCATTAAAATTGCCGTTGTTCCAAAGATATTATATATCACGGTTAATACCTCCGGTATCATCAGTTGTTTCACCGACCGCCATTTTGGGGTAGCACGGTTTGAATGTACCGCCTGAAAATGTATCGGTTTCGCTGACCGCTTTCGGTGTGCATCTGTTGTTGATACATTGTGCGGGATAGGGATTCGTCTCTACCCCGCACTAAATTTTACTCATCGAAAGCGTCGTCCTCGGCTAAATCCGTATACATGATGGCTTCCGCTACTACGTCTCCACGCTCTTTGAAGTGCGCTGCTAATGTGGGCTGACCTTTCCTTGCGTAGTTCAAGCGCATATCGCTGTAATGCTCTTCCAGCTGTT